AGCTGCCGCTAGTCGTCTGTAGAAGCAAATCTGGCGGCGCTCACGTCTTTTTGTTTACAACCGACTTCATACCCGCCAAAGACATGCAAGAGGTCTTAACGCGCCTCTCTGTCGGTCTGGGGTACGGTGGCAGCGAGATCTTCCCAAAACAGATCGCATTGAACCTAGATAGAGGCGACGTCGGCAACTTTTTAAACATGCCGTACTTCGACCATGAGAACAGCCTGCGCTACGCGTTTAACCCAGATAGCAGTGCTGCAACCATAGAAGAGTTCTTTGAACTGGTTGCTGAAAACGTCCAGACACGCGAACAGGCGTTGGCCCTGATCGTCGAGCAGGACAGTAGCCTGCCTGTTCAGGACGGCCCGCCGTGCCTACAGACGCTGTGTAAAGACGGGATTGGCGAAGGCGCACGCAACAACGGCCTGTTTAACGTCGGCGTGTACCTACGCAAAGCTTTCCCAGATACGTGGGAGTCAGAGATCCTGACGCACAACATGCAGTTCATACACCCGCCTCTGCCGCTGGGTGAAGTAAACGCGGTCGCCAAACAGCTACAGCGCAAAGACTACGCATACAAGTGCAAAGACGCTCCGATCAACTCGGTCTGTAACAAAGAACTGTGCATGACGCGCAAGTTTGGTATCGAAGCGGTGGTGTCAGGCGTTCAGATCGCCAACCTACGCAAGTACAACTCCGTACCTCCGGTCTGGTTTTTGGACGTTGAAGGCAAGCCACTGGAGATGGGCACAGACGATCTGTTGAACCAGATGGCGTTTCAGCGGGCATGCGTCGAGCAGCTTAACTTCTACCCACGCACCATGAAGAAAGACATGTGGGAGACACGCATCAACGCCCTGCTGACTGAAATGCAAGAGACAGACGGGTCGATCATCGAAGTGTCCGAAGACGTCAGCGTCAACGGTATATTCAACGAGCACTTGGAAGAGTTCTGCACTGGGCACCAAGCGGCTGAAGAGAAAGAACAGATCCTGCTCAAGCGCCCTTGGACGGACGAAGAAAAGAACGAGACATACTTCCGGCTCAAAGATCTGGAAGGCCACCTGCTCAAAGCCAACTTTAAGCATTTCAAAACGCATCAGATTGCACAGCGCCTGCGAGACATCAACGGCGAAGCCACGCAGCTACGGATTCAAAGCAAGGTCGTGCGACTGTGGAAGATCCCAGCGCACAAGGTTACAAAGACGGTCATTCGCGACCCACGGTTCACGGCAGATGAAGAGGTTCCGTTTTGAAGATTGAGAAAGGGCTAGACATCCCGTCCAAAGCGGGCTGGGGACGCTGGGTCAAGCTGGTTAGAGACATGGAAGTCGGCGACAGCATTGAAGTGCCAGACGGCAAAGAACGTAACGCTTTACGCAAAGCGATGGTCGATGCGGGTTACAAGGTCGTACAACGCAAGAACCATAAAGACTCAACAGACGATCAAGTCCTCGTTCGACTGTGGCGGGTTAGCTAATGCAGCGAATCTTCGGCCCGCCGGGCACCGGCAAGACAACCACGTTGCTCAATCTGGTCGACAAAGCATTGGCTGACGGTGTACCGCCCACGCAGATCGCGTTCTTCGCGTTTACACGCAAGGCCGCCACCGAAGCAAAAGAACGGGCTGCCGCACGTTTCAACCTCGATCCAAAGACTGACCTGCCTTTCTTTCGAACTATCCACAGTCTGGCGTTTCATCTGACCGGACTGAAGTCTGAGCAGTTGATGACCGCCCAGCACTACCGTGAAGTAGAGCGCAAGATTGGGATCGCACTGGTAAGCGGTGACGTCCCCATGTACGAGGTCGAAGAGGATCTAAGCAACAGCCTGCGTAAAGAGTCACCGATCTTACGGTTGATCACCCTGTCCCGGCTCAAGAAGTCAGAGCTACAGACCGAGTACAACGCAAGCGACCTAGAATATACGTGGCTTGAAGTGGACTACTCAGCACGGGCCTTGGCCCAGTACAAGAAAGAGTTTGGGGTCTACGACTACACAGACATGCTTGAGCTCTTTGCACAATCTGCCCATGAGACGTGCCCGTCGTTCAAGCTATCCATGTTGGACGAAGCGCAGGATCTAAGCCCGCTGCAGTGGGACATTGCCCACGCCATCGATGCAAAGTCTGAGCGAATGTACTGTGCAGGCGACGACGACCAAGCGATCTACAAGTGGTCTGGGGCCGACGTGGAGCATTTCATCAACCTGCCCGGCGGCAGCGAGGTGCTCGAGCAAAGCTTCCGCATCCCACGCCTTGTGCATGAGGTGGCTGACCGTATCTCACGGCGCATCCGTAACCGGTTCCCGAAGTCGTATCTGCCCAAGACAGAAGAGGGTCGCATACAAAACATCTCGACCTTTGCAGAACTGGACATGGATCACGGCTCTTGGCTCTTCTTGTCGCAGGCGGCGTACTTTTTAAACCCGGTGCGCGATCATCTCAAAAGCCAAGGCTATTTCTTTGAGATACAGGGGCGACAAAGCTTACGGCTCAAAGTTCGCGAGGCGCTTGAGGCATGGCGGACATTGCAGCGCGGTAACCCGATCACATACGATCTGGCAAAGGTGCTGTACAGTTACATGACAGGTAACGGCGTGCGTGTTGCACGCGGTCACAAAAAGATTCTTGGGGAAGAAGACGATACGTTCACGTTCGAGGAGTTGCGGGACACCAACGGTTTGTTGGCAACGCTCGATATGTCGTGGAACGAGGCGCTGGATAAAGTACCGGGTGTTGACGTCGCGTACGTTAACGCACTGGTACGCCGAGGCGAAGACCTCACAGCACCTCCACGTATCAAACTATCAACAATCCACGGCGCAAAAGGTGGTGAAGCAGACAACGTGGTGCTGTTTACGGATTTGACGGTCGCTGCAGAGCGGTCTATGGATTCAGATCCAGACAGCATGCACCGCGTGTTCTACGTTGCGGTTACTCGCACAAAGCAGAACCTGTTCACTGTCTTGCCAGAAAACTTTTATCGGAGCTACACGTTATGAGCGATTACTTTGAGGTCAGTGTTGGCGACCGGAAGGAAAGGGTCTATTACAAAGACATTCCAGACGGGTCAGCAGGCATATTACCGGATATGGTGAACTCGCCGCCTCATTACGCTGATTCCGAGATCGAGTGCATAGACGCGATGGTCGCGGCCTTCGGGCAAGATGCTGTCGCTACTTATTGCCGCCTCGCTGCGTTCAAATACAACTGGCGTGCAGGCAAGAAGTTCGATGCAGAAGAGGATCTAAACAAAGCTATCTGGTACTTGCGCTTCGCGAAGGGTGATGACCCAAGGAACGACGATGTTAGTTAAGGATTTGGTTGTTGCGCTTTGTGAACGACAAGAAATAAAAAATTTCATAGAACAACATCACTATTCAAAATCCATCAACGGCGTGAAGTCTAGTTTTTGTTTTTCTGTGAAGCACCGAGGTGCTTTAGTCGGGGGCCTTATTTACGGTGAAATGTCTACAACTGCATGGAAAAAATTTGGGGAAAAAGAGTGCGAAGTTTTAGAACTACGGCGATTAGTTTTGTTAGACGAATGCCCGAGAAACTCAGAGTCACGGGTAATTGCGAAATCTCTGCAATGGATCAGAAAAAACGTGAAACATGTGAAAAGAGTGGTGTCTTATGCTGACCCTAATCACGGTCACACAGGAGTAGTTTATCGCGCAACTAACTTCACGTTGCATAGTATGAGCGCAAAGGATTACGGGTTCAAAGATAAAGAAACCGGAAAAATACACCATTCGCGTGCTTTGAGAACAAAATACAAGGGTGATTTTAAACCTTTTGTGAAAGCACTGAGAGCAAAATTAGCCGAAGGTGGTTTAGAAAAAATTGTTCTTCAACCGAAGTATTGTTTTTTGTATGACTTTAAAAGGAAAGACTGTGCAGAAAGAAACTAGGCTGCAGTTTCCGCTGTTTACACCAAACGCGGAATGGACTGCACCGTTTGAGCTCAAAGACATAACCGACGCAAAAGAGATCGCGATCGACCTCGAGACACGCGATCCACACCTCAAAGAGTACGGCCCCGGGTGGCCTCGCAAAGACGGTGACGTCGTCGGTATCGCAGTCGCAACCGAAGGTTGGGAAGCCTACTACCCGATCGCGCACCTTGGTGGCGGCAACCTCGACAAGAACGTGGTGCTGCGCTGGTTAAAGAAGCAGTTATCCACAGGCTGCCCGAAGATCATGCACAACGCCCCATACGACTTGGGCTGGCTGAAAGCTTTAGGCATCCCGGTCAACGGCCCAATCATCGACACGATGATCATGGCGGCGCTGTTGGACGAGAACCGCTACAGCTACAGTCTCAACGCCCTGTCCTACGATTATCTGGGCGAAGCCAAGTCAGAGAAGCTCCTGACCCAAGCGGCAGTCGACTTTGGTGTCGATCCAAAAGCCGAGCTCTGGAAGCTGCCTAGTCAGTTTGTCGGGCCCTATGCCGAGATGGACGCGCGGTTAGCCTTTGATTTGTATAAGTTTTTTAAGCTAGAGATTGCCAAGCAAGACCTCAACACGGTCTGGAATCTCGAAACGCGGCTCACGCCTTGCTTGATCGACATGACCTTCCGGGGTATCCGGGTGGACATGGATCGCTGCGAGCGGACAAAGCAGGCGCTGATCAAGCGCGAGAAAGCGGTGCTCAAGAAGATCGAAGCGCAGGCCGGTGGCAATGTTGAGATCTGGGCCGCATCGTCACTTGCGAAAGCGTTCGACAAGCTGAATATCAAATACCCACGCACAGCGACCGGGCAGCCTTCGTTCACCAAGTCGTTCTTGAGTGACAACCCCCACGAGTTTGCAAAGATGGTCGTCGAGGCCCGCAACCTCAACAAGGTTCAGGGCACGTTTGTGTCGTCGATCATGCGGTACGTGTCAAAAGAAGGCCGCATACACGGTCACATCAATCAGTTGAGATCCGACGATGGGGGCACCGTCAGCGGTCGCCTGTCCATGTCCAACCCAAATCTGCAACAGATCCCGGCTCGTGATCCCGAACTGGGACCTATGATTCGCAGTCTGTTTCTGCCAGAAGAAGATGAGCAGTGGGCTGCAATCGACTTCTCGCAGCAAGAACCACGGATCTTGGTGCATTACGCACAGATCTTCGGCAAGTGGAAAAGCAGGCCGCTGGGCGGCGCTCAAGAGTTTGTAGACGGCTACAACAGTGACGCGAGCATGGACTTCCATACAATGGTCGCTGAGATGGCCCAAATCCCGCGTAAGCAGGCCAAAACGATCAATCTGGGCATGATGTACGGCATGGGTGTAAACAAGCTGGCAGACCAGCTAGACGTCGATGTCGACACTGCCAAAGAACTGACGAAGCAGTACCACAACCGGGTGCCTTTCGTTAAAGAGTTGATGAATGGCGTATCACGGGCCGTGGACCAGAAAGACGACGGTTCGATCCGCAGTCTGAAGGGACGTAAGTGCCGGTTCGATATGTTTGAGCCGCTGGGCTACGAACTGAAGAAAGCATTGCCTAAGAAAGAAGCACGGGCGCAGTACGGCGACACAACGCCCCTGCGGCGTGCCTACACATACAAAGCTTTAAATCGTCTAATACAGGCGTCTGCTGCCGATATGACCAAGCAAGCGATGGTCGATCTGTACGAGGCCGGTGAGCGTCCCCTACTGCAGGTTCACGATGAACTGGGCTGCAGTGTGCGCGATCTAGAGCATGCAAAGAAGATCCGAGAAGTCATGGAAGCAGCCGTCACGTTACAGGTGCCCAACAAATGCGACATTGACCTTGGGCCAAGCTGGGGTGAAGCAGTCGAAGTCTAAGCTTGCACGCACTTGCAGATTAAATGCGGGCCGTATTGCCGACAAAGTTTAAAAACTTTAAACCCGCTGAGACGATCCGGACAATTGACTGCGTCCGGTCCTAACTGATCCCAGTACGTTTTGGTTGTCGGGGCTGCGCAGCCCGTTAGAAAGAGGATTAAAACCCCGCCTAGCAGCCACACGGGCGGGGATCGTGTTGGAAGGCCGTGATGTTGCCTTGGCTTGGAGTGGAGACGGGTGTTAGAGCCCGTCAATCAAGTACACCAAGATCCCGCGCTTCTTGCAACCGATCTTCTTGCCATTCTTTGAATATTTTGCGCAGTTGACCACTGATTGAGCGGTCTTCTTCAAACGCGATTTTTTTAATGTCCCGGTAGACCTCAACAGGCACCAGAACCGATTTCCATTTAGATGTATCCATGCGCTATTCTCTTACTATATAAGATGATATGTCAAGATATATCGGGCTTACGGGCTTCATGTAGCGTTTGAGGCCACCCGGCGCTTGGATCACGGATTTCTAGCGAGTAAAAGTCTTGTCCGAGGTGCTTACGCGCCTCTGTCGTGGCAATCTTCACTGCTTCCTCTGTGCTTTCTGCGTCGCACGCAAAAAACTTGCGTGTGGTAATCAAGATCTCAAGATCGTGATGCTTCATAAACCTTCACCGTTCAGATACTTGTTATGGCTTTGCAACGCGACAGAGTCCATCGGCATCGATCGCATCGTCATACCAATGATTTTGTTCTGTTCGAACTTCATTTCCATCGCATCGTTGATTTGTTCCAACGTCAAGCCTTGGTAAACCTCAGTTTTATACATGTTGGAAGGTTCTTGAAACGTCAAGATCATCTCCCAATTTCGTTGTGCGTTCATATGATTTCTACTCCAATCATCAAAAACAAAAAGATCGCCATGCAGTCGTAACCACAGCGGTCCCAAGCTTTAGTCACACGCTTCACAATGTAATCTTTTGCCGTCTTCATCTTCGACCTCGTATAGTGGCTGGCCACAATCGTCACACAAAACCTCATCGTCGTCATATGGGTTATCAAAAGCCCAATCCGATCGTTCGATCATAGTCCACGGCTCCTGTACCACGGCTTACCGGCAGGACTCAGAACCAGATCGTACCGATTCAAGATGTTGTAGACGGTGTGCGCCGGTAACCGCAACTGCCTAGACAGCGAGGCTTTCGACAATCGCGGCTCTTTGTCACGCGCCAGCAAGACTTTGAGTATGGTCGTGTCTGGAATGGTGGCCTTTTCCGTTCGCACCTTTTGCATTTTCAGCAAACTGTGCCGATCGCTTTCCAGCCGGTCTGCGTAGCGTTGCTGGTATCGAATTGCTTCAATCATTTTTTAAAACTTTTCAGCGGGTTCTGGGTACAGCGCGCCTAATTCTTTTTCGATCATGTCCTTGATGTCGAGTAAAAGCGGTTCACGCAATTGAGTGCTGGGGCCGATTTTAATTTGCGACCGAGTTTTTGTGTCAGCAACCCTGCCCATATTGTATTTGGCTTCCAACATTGCGTCTGCCTCACTTTGTCCTTCCCGGCGCTTTAGAACTTCCGTGTTAACTACAAGTACTTGGATCAGAGCTCTTTTGCACACCTTTTCCATAATCCGGTTTGCCATCTCATCCACCATTTCTTTGGTCACCGCTTTAACTTCTTCTTTGACCATTATTAGTAAAGCTTCTTCCGTGCGTTTCATAGCTCACCTTCATCGCACATGTACAGCTTTTGCGTGCCGACGTTGAAATCCCAACTTGTAGCCGTTTGTCGTTTGAAAGATTCGTAAAGTGCTTCTATCTGGCAGCCACCCTGTAACAGGACTAAGTTTGCATAGCCATCAAATCTAGGATCGTCACTTTCTTCCACCGCATGCATAGCGGTTTCCAAATCGCTCCCGTCACGCCACAACCTGTCCATCAACAAAGTAAATTGGTCTTTGTTCATGGTCACCGTAAACTCGTCACGGGCCTCGTTTTTTAAATCTTCAACCTGACCCTTCAGCTTTTGAACCTGCGCTCGCAACTGGTCTTTAGTCTGTGCTTTCATCACTTTCTCCTAACAAAAAATTACACAAGGCCTGACCTTTGGCCAAGCCCACTTCTGTTTCAGACAACCCTGCGGTCGCCTGTTTCTCTGCCCCGCATATCCGGCGCAAAAACCTTAGTCGATTCTTGTCTTCAGACGTTCGATTCGGCTTGCTTAACAACTGCAATAGCTCGGTATGCACGTCGATAGAATCTTCAAACTTCATTATTACGTTTCCTTCCCGGCACGTACGACAAGCGCACGTCGACCTTTACAATGTCTTTGCGGTAAACAAAGTTTTCCTGCATCGCCTTTTGAATCAGCGGCACAACGCTCTGCGCGTCGAACACGTCATCACCGTCGTCGGATAACACTTCGATCCACATCATCCGTGGCACGACACGGCGCCGCTTCATTTACCCTGCTCCTTGACCGCGACCTCTACCTCACGCAGCTTGCGCTTCAGAGCTCGGACTTCTTTTAAAAGTTCGTCAAGCACGGCCCGCGAGTCTTGGACCAGATCCATAAATTCACGGGCCTCGGCCTCGTCTAACTCAACGCGTACTTCGATGCGCTTCATGCCACCCCCAGCCGATTGATTGTGTAGTCGTCATTTTTTTTAAGTTCAGCTAAATTGAAAATAGCGTCAATGAAGTACTCAGTGTCACCCGAGTACGGGCATCCAAATCCGTGTTCTTGCTGAATGTATGCATCTGCTGATTCAACAACGGCGTTGCTCGGATAAACTTTGTCCGTTTTGTCTGTTTTTAGAACAAACCAATCTTGTTCACCACCACCGGGATGCCAGATGACTAGCCATTTAGTTGCGTCAGTCATTCCAAGTCCTCTTTCATCAAAGCTTCCATCTGAGCTAAGAGTTCGTCACGTTCGGCTTCTGCTTCACGCCGCGCGGCCTGTTGCCGGGCGATCTCTTCTTCAAGGATTGGCATAGCGACATCGTGGCCGATAATGTCGGCCAACTCGTCGATGGCTTTTTCAAGAACCTCCAGTTCTTTTTCGTCTTTCGTGCTGGACGCATCACGCAGCGCGCTGCGGTAGCACGCGACGTCGAGTTCGTGGGAAGTAAGTTCTGTTTTCATTCACATTTCTCCAAAAGGGGTAAGCGAGATTACGGGATGTTGCATATCAATGCAACCCTACTTCTCTCCTTTGATTATTGCCAGCGCCCGGTCGGCTTTTTCTTTGAGGCCCTCGCTGCCGTGTTTGCAGAAATTAACTTGCAGCTTGCTGTTGGCCGGTTCGCCTTTACGCCACACTTCTACATACATGGCTTTGAGAGCGATCTGTTCAAGTAGGTCCCGCAGTTCTGCGAGTTGTTCGTCTGTTGGTGTCATTCACTTCTCCTTAAAAAAATGGGGGCGCACGGCCCCCGGTTGGTTGTAGGTGTTTATGCAGTGTAAACTTCAAACCATTCTTCGCCGTTTTCTTCCTTGTGCGTTTTCACGTGGGGGTCAAAAGGGCAGCCGTATGAATAACCGATCTTGCCTTTCAGCGTGTCTAGCATCGCGTGACACTCAGCGGCCAATAAATCGCTGTACGCATATCGGGAAAGGTTGAAGCCTCTGAAAATACCGTCGTCAAAAAAGTCGGTCTTCAATTTGGTTTGAAGCCCATCAGGAAAGTTTTGCTTAATGAAGCTGTATATATCTTCAAGACTTTCGATGACGACTTTGCCGCCCACGGTTTTGTCTTCACTCATGGTGAATCTCCTTTTTCATTGTTAATGAGCAAAACAGGCCGCCAAGCTGTTTGGATTTTTAGGCGTCCCTATATTTTAACATGGGAGACGTCGCATATGGTGGAGAGATAATGGACTGTTGGTGGAGAAATATGGGAGATCTTATATGGAGTGTTACTAAAGGTAACGGGTGTTACTTCACGTAGCACGGGTCACGGCTCGGGGGACAAAAAACGGCTTTATATATAGAGTTTTTGGAGCAAATTACTTTTTGAAAAAAAAATAAATTTTCAAAATGCCGGTACAGGCGGTACAGCGGTACAGATCGGCTCTAGCCCTTGTCGCGTAAGGCTTTCAGCCGTACCACTACCCGTACCACTGTTTTGCAGTGGTGGGACGCTTCTGAAAAAAAAGGGATGTGTGTTATAGGCGTCTGAAAAAAAGTTTTTATAAAAAAAATAAAAATGGCTGGAAAAGACTATAACAGTAAGGCGATTTATAAACATATGCGATTAGTCGTTGACATCGGACGATCGCATAGTGTTAGCGTTTGGGTATGACTTGGTTATTGATGAAAATTATAAGTTGGTTTGATCGGCCGCCCGAAGTAGACGATCGGCTACGGGAGCGGATGCGCGAATATGAGCGCGCGAAAGCCGGGGTTGACCCTAACGCCGTTATATCGGATGATTCGCATACACCTATAAAAGAGAGTGCGAATTGTGAAAACGATAAAAAAACTTTTAGATACTGATACGACTAACGGCAACACGAAAGTAGCGAAAACCGCCGCGTTTCAAACTAGTTTAGGCCCCGTCCGCTTGGCGTCCCTAAGCCTGTTACCCGATGAAACGCTTTGCCCCGGCAGCAAAGCCGCCGGCTGCATGAAACCTTGCTTAAAAGAAGCCGGCATGGCGGCCGTGTTTGAATCTATCAATAAGGCCCGGCAAGCTAAGACTGATTTTTGGCATGCTGACCAATCCGGCTTTTTGGATCAATTACGCCGGGAACTAACCAATTTTTTAAAACTATGCCGCAAGCAGGGCGTGCAGGGCGTTGTGCGCCTTAATGTGTTGTCGGATATCCAATGGGAGCGCCACGGCATCCCGCAAGCATTCCCGGAGCTTTTCTTTTTAGATTACACCAAGCTTGCCAAACGACTCGGCAAAACGCCGGCGAACTATCATTTGATATTCAGTTACAGCGACCGGCCGCAGTACGCGAAACAAGTAGAGCGTGCCGAGAAAACCGACGCGCCGCTTGCTGTAGTTTTTAAAAACGGCATCCCGGCCGAATACCGGGGGCGGCCGGTTATTGATGGCGACCGATCGGACATATTGAACGCATTAGCCGGGCCTGTAGTCATTGGCTTAAAAGCGAAAGGCCCCGCCAAAAACGACACAACCGGCTTTGTGGTCGATAGCAATTTGATAGCGCGCGTCGCCGCGTAAACTTTTAAAAAATCGGTTGCGTTTACTTGCCCATATGCGAGAATGCGCATGCGGCATCGAATCAGGCCAAGCCGCATGGCCACAAAACAGGTAAATAAGTGATGTTAGATACCAGACTTGAAAACCAAAACGGCACGTTGGAAAGCATTTTGCGAACCATTAGCGAGCAAGCCTCCCGTAAAGCCGACTACATAGCGCCCACAAGCGAGCTACAGGTACAAACTACCGAGGGCCGCACTAGCGTAGTGTTCGAAGCTAACCGTGGTGAACCCACACAATTTTTTGAAACCAATGAAGTAGCGTTTCAGCAACTAGCGGGCAACTGCGACATAGATGTCAGAACCGCTCGCCGGTTGCGTGACAACGAAAACTATGCGCCGGAATTCGATGCGCTCGTGAACAAAATTCTAGTAAATGAGCCTAAAAACAAAATGATTCGCACGTTTGACGGCGAGAATCCTATCTGCCGCGCCATTGTCAGCGATAAGTTCAAAACTTTTGATAACGTCGATCTAGTGAAAGCCGCGCTGCCGCAACTGATCGATAGCGACGCCAACTGGAAAATTGTTAACGGCACGGTTACCGATCAGCGCTTATACATGCGTTTGAAATCCGAAAACCAAATAGCGGAACCGGCGATCGGCGACACTATGGCCAATGGCATACTTTTAAAAAATAGCGAGGTCGGTTTGGGATCTGTCGAGGTTTCCCAATTGGCTTGGACGCTATGGTGTTTGAATGGTTGCACGACCGAAAACAAGTCACGCCATACGCACGTGACTAGCGCGCGTGGTGGCGATCAGTGGGCGCTGTTAACCGATGAAGCTAAGAACGCCGACAACAAAGCGTTAGAATTGAAACTGCGCGATGTGGTTGCAGCGTACGGCAGCCGCGAGTCATTCGATGCGCACGTTGAATTGATGCGTCAGGCGCACGGCGATGTGGTCGAGAACGGTTTGATGAACCCGCAAGGCGTGGTCGACGCGGTAGTATCGGTGCTCAAACTGCCGAAAAAATCTGGCGGCGACATATTGAGCGGACTAATGCAAACGATCCAGCAACCCGGTTACACCAACAAGCCGATAAGCCGCGCGACTATCGTGAACGCGGTTACTGCGGTTGCCCACACTGCCGACGCGGATAGTCTCGATGATTGGTACAGTAACGGCCGCACCGTTTTAGACTTGCCCGCTAACCAATGGGAAACGATAGCGCGCGCTGCGTAGATCTACCCACCCACCAACACAAGGCCCCATCGCGGGGCCTTTTTTTTGCCTGCGACTACTCTTATACTCTGGCTATCGCCCCCTACCGGGGCGCGCTAATAGGAAAACGAAAAATGGATTTATTAAAAACCGCAACATCGGAACAATCGACCGCATTAGTTCGCATTTTCGAAAGGCACGTGCGCGATAGTGAGCACGGCGATTTTAAAAACCTCGGCTTTTTGGATTGGATCAAACGCGACGTGATCCGTTCGCACGCTATGGATTGCTTACTGGCGACCGTGCCCGGAATGACAATCGGCATAGAAACCGACGGCCTTTCTCATACGTAATAGGAAAACGAAAAAATGAAAATGCAATTGCTCAAATTAGTACCGGCCGGCGAATTCGTAAAAAGAAAACCGGACGCTAAAAAAACCTACGTTCGCGGCGAATACGATCGGCGCTATAAAAAATACCGATTAGATGATTGGGACGATATCAGCCGCGACATTATGTTGCCCGGCAATACGCCCGTGTATGTCGGCTTTGACTTCTAACCGATCGGTCGATCGATTTGGCCCGCCATGTGCGGGCCTTTTTTTTGCCTGCCGTTTTACCGGTTAAACAGGCCCCGGCCCGCCTCCCCCGGGCGGCCTGATTCGTACCGCGCCCCGTGGTGCGTGATCCATTGGCCCCGGCGCATGGCCCCCGGTCCGCGATTCGCCGGCCGTGATCCAAGGCCCGCGCCCCGTGGACGTTTGTGTTTTTAAAAACGTGGAAGTCATTTTGGGCCGTTTTTTAACTTCCAAGGTCCGCGAATATTGGCCCCCGGTCCGCGCAGCATGGCCCCCGGGCCCGGGTCCCCGGCTCGGGTCCCCCGGACAATAGAGGCTAACAACAATGCACAGGGATCGACGCCCCGGCGATTCCAACGCGGCCGTTGGGTAAAAAAAACAAAGCGTGTAAAGGTGCAGGTTTCACGCAAACAATTCACAATAAAAACCAACGAAGTACCAAGGGCCTTTAACTGTGATAAAAAAGTGCTATATTTGCGTCCCAAGTCCACTCTGATATGGGATTTGATGCATGGCTAAAGAGGCAGGAAAAGTTGAAACGCGTGGCCGCCCGCGCGTAACGGAAAATAGTCGGCTAACCGGAAAGCAAGTGAAGTTTGTCGAGTTGGTTGCGACGCGAGAGGGTCAGGATACGCTCCGTAATCTGGCCGCAGAGGCGGGATTCAGTGTCAAAGGTGCGCACACCCGTGCGTATGAGATGTTAAATCCGAACAAATCACCGCATATTGCGAAGGCGCTGCGTGAGCGGCGACGTGAGTTAGCGGAGAAGTACGAGGTTAACTACTCGCGACACATAAGAGATCTGCAACGAATACGTGACGAGGCTCTGGAAGCCGGGGCGTACAGTGCTGCGGTGCAGGCTGAGAAAGCACGGGGCTTGGCCCAAGGTGACATCTACGTCAACAAGAGTGAAGTTCGTCACGGGTCGATTGACCAGATGTCGAAAGAAGAGGTTGTGAAGGCGTTGAACGAGTTGAAGGCCCAGTTGGGTGAAAAGGTAATCAATGTCGAAGCGGACGGAGTCGAACTTCTGGAAGACGTTAAAGTCCAACATTGAGAAGCTGGACTCGGACGTGGTGCTGACTCGCATTGAGAACAGTCAGACGCCGGGTATACCGGATTTATTGTTGATGGACCGTAACAAGCGGCTGCATATGATCGAGTTGAAGGTTGCGAAGGGCAATCAGATCAAGTTGTCGCCGTTTCAGGTCAGTTTTGCGGTTCGGCATCAGGGCAGTAATTGCTGGGTATTGGTCCAGCGTTGGCGGCCCTCGGACACACAAGCGGAGTGTTTATTGTATTCAGCAGATCAAGTGATGGATGTATCGGTGAAGGGCATGCACGCATCGCCGCCGAGTTTGACGTTTCCGTGCTCGGCGGGCTATGAGCCGCTTGTTGAGTATTTGAGTCAGGGACCCCTATGAGTCTCTCTTTGGATTCGACCACGGATGTTCAGAAATTACGTTTGGAGTTGCGTCTGAAGCAACTTGAGCGTGTGGAATCCTGCCAAAATAATTTTTTACCATTTGTAAATTCTATGTGGCCGCAGTTTATTGCGGGTCGGCATCACTATTTGATTGCTGAGAAGTTGGAAGAGATCGCGAATGGGACGTTGAAGCGGTTGATAATCAACATGCCCCCGCGTCATACGAAGAGTGAGTTTGCGTCTTTTTTGTTTCCGGCGTGGATGATTGGTCGTAATCCGGCGATGAAGATCATACAGGCGACGCATACGACCGAACTTGCGGTGAACTTCGGTAGGAAGGTCAAGAATCTTCTGGAGCAGGACGATTATCAGGAGATATTCGATAATACGGTCTTGTCGGTGGACAGTAAGGCGTCAGGGCGCTGGGACACGAAATCCGGTGGTATGTATTACGCGGTGGGTGTCGGTTCGAACTTGGCGGGCCGTGGTGGTGATTTGATCATTATTGACGATCCGCACTCGGAGCAGACGGCGATGTCGGCGAGCGGGTTTGAGAATGCGTGGGAGTGGTACACGGCGGGTCCCCGGCAGCGTTTACAGCCGGGTGGGGCGATCGTTCTGGTACAGACGCGGTGGTCTGAGAAGGACATGACGGGCAATTTGATCCGTCAAATGACTAAAGACCCCAATGCAGATCAGTGGGAAGTCGTTGAATTACCTGCAATTTTGCCATCTGGCGAGCCCACTTGGCCTGAGTTCTGGAAGAAAGAGGAGTTGGAGTCGGTCAAGGCGTCGATACCGCCGTACCAGTGGAACGCGCAGTATCAACAGGCGCCGACGTCCGAGACGTTGGCTATATTGAAGCGAGAGTGGTGGCGTTTTTGGGAAGGTGCGTCGATCCCGGACCTGCAGTATGTAATCCAAAGCTACGACACGGCGTTTTCGAAACGCGAGACAGCGGACTACAGTGCGATTACTACGTGGGGTGTGTTTTACCCGGAAGAAGCTGGGGGCCCCGCGAACCTTATCTTGCTGGATGCGAAGAAGGGGCGATGGGATTTTCCTGAGTTGAAAGACATTGCGTTGGAGCAATACAAATATTGGGAGCCAGAAACGGTAATTATCGAGGCAAAAGCCACAGGGACCCCTCTGACCCACGAACTGCGGCAGGTCGGCATACCGGTTGTAAATTTCACGCCTAGTCGTGGTAATGATAAGTTATCAAGAGTACATTCTATCTCTCCGCTGTTTGAAGCGGGGATGATCTGGGCTCCGGATGAGAGTTGGGCGCACGAAGTAATTGAAGAGTGTGCTGCATTCCCGAACGGGACCCACGATGACTTGGTGGACAGCACGACGCAGGCGTTGATGCGATATCGCCAAGGGAACTTTGTGAGCCTGCCCAGTGACGATTGGGAAGAAGGCTATGCGTCGAGTCAATTAGTTTCGGCGGCTAATTATTATGGATAAATTTTATTTTTTTGAGGGCACGTCATGCTACCAATGCTTTTGAGAATGTTAGGTGCCGCAAAAAGCCGAGCTATGAAACAAGGGCGGGAGTTGGCTGAAGAGTCCATGACTGCGGTGACTCGCAAACGTCTGGAAGCAAAGCAACGTAAGACGATGGACGAAATAAACGACCTTCGACGGCAGATCAAAGAACAAACACCGCCAGACCAGTTTCCACCCGAAGGGTTTTCAGAAGGTGGTCGTGTAATCGGACCGGGGCTCTCGGGCCTATTGCGTGGTTACACACAGGGACCCCTTGCACGTGTTTCACGTGAAACACAAGAACCTGTTGGCATGTTCCGTGGTGGAGGCATGGGTCGTTTTGTACCCGAACTAGATTTTTCAAATGTGCAGATCGATCCATCTGCATTACCCGCTTACGCAGTTCCTGCACAAGCCGCAGAGGCTCTTGCGGCACAGCAGGCGACACAAACAACTCCGGCAGCCGCGCCAGCGATGCCTACGACACAAGATTTGATAGCGCAACAAAGGGCTCTTGAACAGGCGGCGGCTTTCCAAAACCCCGAAGGCATGCCAGAACAGACTATTTATGGCACAGCACCGAACCAAACCCCGTTTGAACCGGGCATGTTGTTATACGAAGGCACGGACGTCCTTCAATCCCCGACCATAGAAAACTATCAAAATCGCGGCGGTACACGACCTGTCGACACAACGCCGGTAGCCACAACACCTGTTGAGACTGTAGAAGTAGCAGCCGATCCCGTGGCTACTACGCCGGTAGCTACCACTCCTGTAGCTACCACTCCTGTAGCAACGACGCCCGTTGCGGCAGCGCCTGTCGAAACCACTCCGGCGGCGGTAGCCGAAGCCCCTGTAGCCGCTCCGGTTGCAACGGTTCCTGCCGACCCTGTTTATTTGCCCCCTGCAGAGGTAGCCCCTGTGGTTGCTGGGCCATCCGCAGCAGAAATATTAGCCGCTGAACAAGCTGCAGCAGACGTACTTGCAGCACAAGAGGCCGAACAAATCCGAATCGCAGAAGAAGAGGCTGTACGCGTGGCGGCAGAACAAGAAGCCATTCGTATTGCAAACGAGCAAGCGGCAGCGGATCTATTAGCGCAGCAAGAAGCGGCTCGCATAGCTCAAGAACAAGCCGCCGCCGAAGAAGCTCAAAGGCTTGCGTCTGAATTGCTTGCTGCCCAAGAAGCAGAAAAGGCCCTGATAGCAGAACAGTTGGCTGCGGAACAACTAGCGGCAGAGCAGCTTGCAGCACAACAAGCTGCACAGTTAGTCGCAGATCAAGAAGCCGCCGCCCAGCTTCAAGCAGCGGAGCAGTTGGCTGCCCAGCAAGCAGCGGATCGTGTTGCAATGGAAGCACAGATAGCTGCCACGCCTGATCCCGATCCTATTTACGAGGCACCTACACAAGGTGAGCTTTTGCAGGCCGCAGAAACCGCACAAGCAGCCGAAGCGC